ACCTGGGCCAGGAAGGCGGCGATGCGTTTCGGGGTGTTGATCTGGTGATCTGCCATGGCGGCGTTGAGGGGAGATACGTAAACGCCGGCGTTGAGGCCGGCGCTGGGGAAGATCTGCAGCAATTGCTGCTGGGTGATGGGCATGGCTTTCTCCGAGCACAAAAAAACCGCTCGATGGCGGCGGGTGGCGGTCTGGGTGTTGATCAGGCTGGCGGTGCGGGCCAGTTGATGGTGGCGGGGAAGCCGGGCTGTTCTGATACACGGTTGACGGCCAGGTAGTAGCGTTTCCAGAATGGCAAGCTGGCACTTTCCAAATCAGTGGCCTCACCGAGATCGACCGCATATTGCAAGGGTGCAATGCGCAGCCCAGCCGACACCAACAACTCATAACGCTGCGAATTTGCAGCCTGCAAAACCACCTCGGGAGTACGAGCGGCGGCTTCTTGTGCCGCACGAGCCTCCGCGAGGCCCTTCTCGTCGAGTAACTCAAGGCCAGCACGGATATATCCGTCTTCCGAGCCATCAGCCGCATAGCCAAAAACCTCACCCGTCGCACGATCAATATAATATTTCATAACTTCGCAACCTTAATTAAGTTAAACCCAAGTAGGGACAACATCTACACTGACGCTGATAGAATAACCAGAACCATCCAAAAGGATTACAGAAACACATCTTATCTGACCATAAGCCTCCCCCAATAGTTAACACCTCCGCCCCCCAAAACAGATGGCAATGTCAGAGTTACAGATATTTTCTGAGAATCAATTCCGACATCATTTTTTAATCAGGTCGGCGAGGCTGGCCAGTCGATAGTTACGGGAAACCCGACTTGGTCAGGCACACGGTTGACTGCAACGCGGAACGTTTTCCAGAGCCTCAGGCTTACAACATCGGCATCTGTCGCAGTGCCGAGGTCTACTGCATCCTGTAATGGCGCAATACGGAGAGTTGCAGTGCCGAGCAGCCCATCGCGACGACGGAGTACAAGCGCAGTCAGTTCAGCCGTTGTAGGTGGTGGGGGTGTATCGGTGGCGTTGTCAGGAATGACTACACCGAGATCTTCGATCACATGTGGATCCGAACTGTCAGTGTAGTAGACAGTTCCACGAAAGTCATCGACAACCTTCCATACATCAACATCCCGAACGACTGCTTGGTTTTTGCCGGCTGGTGGGGGAGCGTCAGCATATGCATGAGCGGGGAGAAGCCAGTTTCCCTCAACGAGGGGATCGGCATCAGCGAGGCCATTGCCTATGTACTCGCCAGTAACAGGGTGTGCATTATAAATTTTCATTTCTTTCCTCAATATTTAATGCAATGCAGCAACGCAACGTTACGCGGACGCGTTTCGGTAGAAGTGCGTGCGCCTGGAGAGTTTGCGGCACTAAACCCAACACCAAGATTACCAGCAATAGGACCAGCATTACCGTATGTCACTGATCCGGTTCCGTTAACGGTAAAGGCCCCCAATGCGTTGCCTACCAAACCTGAACTATAAGCAGAATTCAATTGACCCGTAATGTTTTGCAACGCATCTAATTGAAGAGAACCAAGAACACGGCTTGCGTCAACACCACGTCCGTCATCAAAACCCCGAACAAATTCACCACGCAGATCTGGGATATTGAATGTTGTAGATCCGTCCCCAGCACCAAATACTGTCCCAATAGCAGCAAATAGGCTGGCATACGATACTCGCGACACAGCAGCTCCGTTCGCTTTCAAATAACCCAGCGGGACAGTTAAACTTGCCACTTGAATGATGCCTCCCACAGGGGATGTGGCTGACATATCAATTGCATACCAGCCGGCAACCCCGTTTGATGCAAACGTGACCGAGGCCCCTGTCAGAAGGGAAAACGTTGTGTTTGCAGCAGGCAAAAGGATGCTGTCAGCCCCGGCAGCAACAATCGTCATGCCACCCGCGCCGAAGCTCCAGAATTTTATGACCGACTTTGCTGGCATACTTGAAGCGGTCGGCAAAGTAACGTTGATTGTCGGTGTGCTTGTAGCAACAACAAGAGCACCAGCATGGGTAGAGGCAGTAAGCGTTGTGCTTGCACTGAGTCCAAACGTACCACTAAACTGAAAACCAACCCCTTGAACGAATGCAGTCGTTGCAAGATTAGTTGAGTTATCGAATTGCCCAGGAGTTGCGCTAACTGAGTTAGGTAACGGGTCAAGAACCACAAAATCAACGCCGTCATACACAACATCTGAAGTTTGAGCAGATGCAATAATCGCCGCGATCTTCGTACCGGCCGCCGTGTATTGCTTGAGGTTCTTCGGGCCGATCCCGGACACGTTCAGGTTCGGCGTAGCGCCGCCGGCCGCACTGAACACCACTTGGAATCGCTGGTTGGCTGTGTAGGCGGTGATCGCAGGCGACGGGGTCAGCGTGAATGCAGGCGCAATGCCGCCCGTCGTGAAGGCGGTCAGGGCCTGAGTCTGTAGAACAGTTGCCAATTTCTGCTGAAGTTTTTTGGGCGTCACAGCGGTCGTATCGTCAGTTCCGACAATTGCCTGGATCCCCGTGGACAACTTCAATATGCCCGCATTGGTTTCCGTTGCAGCAGTGGGAGACTTACTTGTAACAATCGCCAGAACTGCATCAGCCAACTGACCGTTATCCGCTTCATTCGGCGTTAGCCCAGCCTCCTGAATCACACCCAGTATCTCAGTGGTGACCGCATTCCCCCACTCAGCCGGAATCAACGACCCTGGCGTTCCATTCACCGGGTTCTCATCAACAAACTGCCCATTCACCAGCCCTATGCCGGGTACACTTTTTGGATAATCCACGTTTCTATTCTCTAGACATAATTGATGTGCACGACTCCTCGCCCACCCAGGCTAGGAATGTCGCGATGCGTTTTTGGGGATTGATTGGATGACGAGACATGGCAGCGTGAGGGGAAATACTAAAACGCTGGTATTGGGAGGGTTTGCAACAGCTGTTCAGGTGGGTCACTTTCCCGAAAAACCTTAAGAGGCCGACCAATATCTCAGCGTTTGCCGATAGCCAAGCAAGCGCTTTATGTTCATATTCTATCGCCAAGCCAACTCGACGGCATGAGTCATACCGGCGCTACTTATCAATATAAACTCAAGATAGTCATTACCTGTCACACCTCTGATTTTCAAAAAAAACCAGTTGGCAATGTCAGAGTCACTGATATCTTCTTACAATTAATTCCGATATTAATATTTTAATCAGTCTGGCGGAGCCGGCCAATCAATAGCTGTGGGGAAATCTGCCCGACTGCTCGCGCGATTTACAGCGACCCGATATTCCTTCCAACGTTTCAGGTTTTCCGTGTCGTCGGCGGCCGCCGTGCCAAGGTCAACTGCGTCTTGTAGAGGTGCGATACGCAGACTTGCAATGGCAAGCAGAGAGTCGCGCTCAGAATGTGTAGCGGCTAATACTTGCTCATGACTTGGTTCGTTTGCCGCAGCTTGAGCTGCACGCGCTTCTGCATCAGTAATCTCAACGGAGCCGTCGGGCAAAATATACGCGAAAGCGGTATCGTCGAGAAAATGAAGCCCACTATTGGTATCTTTGTAATATGGCATATTTATTTCCTTATCGAATTTCAATCCAAAGAGAAGCGCCGCTTGCCACGTATGACTCACCGGGTAAAACCATAGTCGAAATTCCGCCAGCACTCGCCGTAGGGGTGGTGTACCAAGCCCAAGGAAAGTTCATAGCTCTACCCCCAACTGTCAGCGAACCGTTACTGCCAATCGTATTCGATCCATTGTTTTCCAAGTAAATCCAAATAGGACGCCCAGTAGTGTTGTAATAAGTTGTTCCAGCGACTCGTGTAGTTCCGACAGTAAAAATCTGTCGTGTCTGCCCAACCCCAACCCCAGGCATGTCAACGGCATACCACACACCTACGCCACTAGATACTAGGGTAACCCAAGATCCGGTAGGCACAGAGAATGACGTGGCCGTTCCAGGCAAATAAATACTGTCGGAACCAGACG